AATGGTGAAGCCTTTGCACTTTATTTTCTGCAACCCCTACCCCCAGCGCTCACGCCCACTCTTAACCGCGTGGCAATGCGTGCATAGTGCCTGCCAGTTAGTTGCGTCATAGAAGTCGTGCGTGCCTAGTCTCACCGGCTCGACGTGGTCGACTGTGTTTGCGAAGTGTCCGCACTCGTTGCATGTTGGATGCATGCTAAGGAATGCACGGCGTGCCTTCTTCCACTTGTGTGTCCAGTAGCGCTTATCCTGTCCGTCCTTTCGTTCGTGGTCAACCTTGGGCCGTAGCCACGGTGATCGCCGTGATCCCTTTGATATGTATGCCATAACTAACGATACCAATAGCCGTGATGCTTGGTAAGCTGATGCAGTTGGATGTTGATGTATCTGAATCTCTGATACCGTCCGGTCTTCATGGTCATCGTCTTCGCGCCTAACTCTGTCATCAGTTCGTAACGTTCAGCCCTTAGCGCATCATATCGCTCACGTTGCTTTGAAGTCAATGGTGACTTCCTTTCCTTGTGCGTGCCTTTCGGACTCCTGCCGATAATGGTTGTATAAGTCTCGTAGTTCGCCAATCTTGTAGCTTCTACCTTGCTTCGCTTGTTGCATAAGTTCCGCAGCGCGGCCGGGCTTTTGCATGTCAATATTTCTGCCAAAAATCCATTGTTCTCCGTGTCTGTGAATATTGTCGACATAGCATTGTGGTGCGACATTGTCAGGCTCCCACCTAACGGCCATAAACCTTCTCGATGCGAAATGGCCACAGTGGAGTTTGGTGACGTGCAGCGACTCGCCACAGGTGAAGCAATCCGCGTAACCATCTGCGTCGGCTGCTTTGTACCGGATATATTTGCTAAATACATCATCAACCTTGCGTTTCATTTGGGCGTGCGTGTAAGCCGTCAGCGGTTTCTTCTTTGCCATTGCCTGCTAAGATAGCGCGCTTGATCTGTTCTGTAAGTTCCTTGCGTTCGCGCATGCTGCGTTTGTACTCTGGCATCTCCTGCACATTGGCCCAGCGCTGTTGTAGTACACGCTTGTGGTTGGCTTTCTGCATCTCGTATTTGATGTCACACATATCAAAAAACTCTTTGGTGTGTTTGGTCACATATGGATGCGCTGTAAACTGTCCGCCATGCTGTAGGAAATATTCCTTTTCGATGCTGTGCGGGTGGTATCGCTCTGCGGCTTCTGCTCCATATACTTCCCGGATCGTATGCTTTCGGGTGTCGATGAGGTCAAGCCAAAATCTTTCAAGGTTGTTCATTCTCGTATTGTTGTATAGATTCAAATATGCGCTGCGCTACCTGTGGCACTATAGCGTTTCCATATGCTTTGATGGATTCTCTTCGCCATTTTGAAAAGGTAATGCCGTCCAGTTCTTGGGGAAGCCCATCATCTCCTCCACAAACAGGGGCGACAGTTGGGAACTCTTCCCACCTATCTTGAATTGTGTCGCCACTTCGTCCGATAGATTCCCCTTTCCCCTGTCGATTGATGCATTTGCCCTTTCCGCTTGTGCTGTCGGTGTCGGGAGCATTCCGTGAATCTGTGTCGCTAAATTCGGAACGGTCGTCCCGTTGTCGTACTTCTCCATTCGTGTCTTGAACTTGTTCATGTCCATCACTTCTTCTCGTGTTGTCGGAGTAAGCAACAATCCAAACTCGGTCGCGTCGGTGCGGTGCATTGCCTGCGGCACAAGCTGGAATAATAAACGATTGGACGGAGTACCCAAGATTTTCCAAGTCAGAGTAACACGCTTCGAAAACCATACCGACTCTCCCATCTTTTCCAGCCCAATTAACAAGCCCGCGAACGTTCTCGCCCACGACCCAACGGGGTTGACACTCTCCGATAACTCTAAGCATCTCTGGCCACAGGTGGCGGTCGTCTTCTGATCCCTTTCGTTTTCCTGCGACGCTGAAAGGTTGGCACGGGAATCCTCCGCTGAGGACATCAATTCGTCCTCGATATCCAGTTGCGTTGAAGTCTTTGATGTCTTCATATTGTTTGGCGTTGGGAAAATGGTGCTTGAGGACTTTACGGGGAAATTCTTCCCATTCACAGTTGAAGACGTTGTTCCATCCGTTCCATTCTGCTGCGAGGTCAAAGCCTCCGATTCCTGAGAAAAGAGATGCATGGTTCATTTGCTTTGTTTCTGTCGTTCGTCCATCTCTTGGCGCTCGGTGTACGTTAACCGGTTTTCGCCTTTGAACCAATCCACCGCGTCCACTCGGTCGCGTACTGTCGGCTCTTTGGCTGTGGCGTATTCGGGTTGAATGTATCGCATCAATTCGGTTTGTGCAGTTTCTGCGTCCTTGCGTTCGTTTTCTCGGATCGTTTCAACGATGGGCTGGCGTTGCTTTTCATACTGACCAAAGCGATCAACAAATTGGGCCAATTTCAAACGCTCGAAATAAGGCCCATATTCCTCGTTTATCATCTTGTACGTGCATAGCCTCCAGTCTTCAATTGTAAAGCAAGGAAACACCCTTAAAAGTTCGTTTAAGGTCATTTCGAAGTCGCCTGCCTCGGTCATTGTCTTATTTGCGTCAATAAACCGGCAGCAGTTCACCAGCATCGAGATCAACGCGGCCCGTGTTGCTTCAGGATGAATCCGCATGGCGGTTTGTACGTTCGTACCGTTAAAACATTCTCTTACTGTTAGAGTCGATACGTCCTGTTGTTGCAAGTTCTCTAAGCTTTTCGCGGTTTTCATCTGTTTCAATGTTTCGCGCTCTGGGTGCGTTAGTTCTGCGTGTTTTGGATGTGTCAAAGACAAAGCCACGCCATCCGTTAGCAATTGCAATGTGGATTCGCTCAATTGATTCTGATTCTTCTTTGTAAGCATTTGATAAGGTGATGAGTGCCCGTTGTTCGCTTTTGGGCGTTTTGTAACTGAATTTGTGTGCGGCCTTTTTGTAGTCAATCCATTCCTTCCAAGCGGCTGCGAATTTCTCGGTGTCGAAAGGCAAAACAAGATCGGGCGTTTTCGCCCTTTTAGTAATTGATTTAGTCAGTGTATTAGTAACTGTATTAGTATGTGGGGAATTTAGCGCGCTCGTCTGCGTGGATTTACGCGCTCGTTTGCGTGGATTTACGCACTCGTCTGCGCTAATCTGCGCACTCGTCTGCGCTATTCTACGCAGTCGCCGGTTGTATCTAGTGCCCTCACGGATCAAAAAACCATCATTTATCAGGTTGTAAATGTATCCGCGTGCTGTGTCTTCAGATACGTGTAACATCTCTGCGAAATGCTCATTGCTCGCAAAGCATGGCAACCCTTTGGCTTCGAAGCTGGCAACCTCAGCAAGTAGCACCCGTTCATTGGGGTGCAACTCGCTAAGATTCCAAACCTCGATCGGTATGAATACGCCGCTGCGCTTCATTCAGTCAAAGTGTAATGTATATGCTTTGCAATGGTCATACATTCAGAAGCCATCACTTCCAACGTCCCATGGCAGTTAATTAAACCATGTGTTTTTTCCAGCCTGTTTTTAAAAATCAATTGCCAAATTGAAAATAATTGTTCATCCATAACTTGTTTAATTGTGGGCTTTTGCCCGGTTTTCATTCATTTGCTCGATGCTGATCGCAACCGCATCGAATAACGTCAGCGGCTCCACGTTCTCCTTTTGAACAACTGCCGCCGTGTGCTTTAATATGCCTGTTGGATTCGTGTGGACGTAGTTAACAATAGTCCGGTGCGAAACGCCTAAGTCAAAAGCACATTGGTCATAGTTCGCCCAGTGCGTCTGTATAAACTCTTTGAGGTTCATTGTATTGAATTTTCAGTTGGTATTTGATCCGCTTGGCTGATAGGTCTGTAGTGTATCGCACCATGCTGCTGTAGTTCTCAAACCGCACGCGGCTGTGATAGCTGGGCACGACGACCGTGTAATAAAGGTGTTCAAAATGGCAATCCATCATCCTTCGCTGCTGGGTTGGCTGCGGCCTTTGCCATTACCTTTTCCTTTATGCCTTCTTCAATCACGTCGTATTTCCACATTTTGATGGATGTAAATACAATCATTTGCCCTTCGTTGTTTTTCCATTCGCGTCCGGTCAGATCGCATTTCATGTTGACCTTTTGACCGGGTGCAAGGTTGGCCGCTTCGTCCACGTCGTCTTTTACAAAATCGACTTTCCAAACATTTGGGTAATCGCCTTCTGTTTCTTCAACGTGTACTTCACACTTTCGAAAGCCTTTCGGTGATGTTGTCGGTGCGTTAATCCGCTTAATAACGCCTTCAATTGTCAATTCCATTGTTAAAATATGATTTGTTAAATTCTGTTTTTCCCCACGCGTGCATATCAATCACGCGCAGTTGGTTCATTCTTAATCGGGTGAATATCTCACTCCATCTAATTGGGCTGATGTCGCCCCATGTTAGTTCTTCTTCTAGTCCGTCGTCATCGTCACGCATGGAAGAATTTCGAAGTAAATACAAAGCGAAGTCGCGCAGGTTTTCATCACGTGCTTCTGCTTCCTGCTGTGCTTCTTCAAAAAAATCTTCAAGGCTCATTATTTAGGTATTGGCATCCACTCGAAAACATCTTTTTCGTGTAGAAATTCAAGATCATCCATTTGCGCCCCAGTCCGATAAACTGTCCACGCTTTATAATTTGAATCTTTTGGAAGCAACGAATCCGAAATATATTCTGCAAGAAAAACCTCGCTATCGCCTTTGCCCCTTACCAAGCAAGTGCCTTCGTACCAAGGCTTGAAATGTTCGAATTTAATCCACATCATTGCATTCTTTTTTTGCTGATTTTATAATTTCATCACATAAATCCGCTGGTATTTTGCTGCGCTCATAGTTGCCTTTGAGTCCTTGCGTTCCTGTCCTACTTCCCCTAGGTGCTGCCTCATGGCAGGGTGATCCGTTTTTGCACATTGGACGCGGTTGCCATGTTTTGGAATTTGTCCAAATGTCTGTTGGCTTCATGCGGGTGTCACCGTACTGGCAATAGGTTACAGTATGTCGGTTATATTTTTCAAGTTCCGGCATCTTGCGCATCAGCCCCCTTGGATTTTCAATGAACCAAATCTTTGGCTGTAAAAACTCAATTAATCGTATGGTTTCTTTCAATAACTGGATGCCAAGCTTTGCGGTTTCAGTCTTTGGAATGTATGCGCCTTTTCCCCCTGTCCAATGGTGACCAATTGCGGCAACTGAAAAACCTGTACACGGCGGAGAAGCCCAAATCATATCTATCTGATTCGGTAATTGGTTCACGTCAATCATTAAAATATCACAAGGATAATCGATGCCGTCAAAATGATGCAGATCAGTGCTAAACGCCTTGCATCCATTTGCTATTGCGGCCTTGCTCATGCTTCTGCTCCCAGCAAATAAGTCAAGCACTTGCATCATTCTGTTATTTCATCTTCGCCGTACACGATGCCACCGAAGCCAGCAAGTTTCAAAATAGCACGGGAAAGGGCGCGCTTTTCAGCCATTGCAATCGGGTACGCATTACGGTTGTTTGCTTTGCTTACTTCGCCAAACGTCTCAACCTGCCCAATTTCGCATTTTGCGTATGCTTTAACGCAGTATCGTCCTTCGTTGGGGCTACACCATTCGAAGATAGGTTCGAAGGTCACTACGGCTTTTATTTTAGCTTGCAAGTATTCGACACCTTGCCGGGTCATAATGATGAAACCGCGTGGATCAGTATGAAAGTGATACCCCTTCATGTCGTATTTGGTAGCAACCGCCAAGTGTGGGTGTGGTGTTTTGTCTTTGCTCATATCGTTTCTGTGTTAAAATCTGCGTGTTCTAGACATTCGGCGCATAACTCCCAGTCGCCGTATTTCGGAGCGCCGCAGCAAGTGCTTAGTAGTTCGCTCATTTTGTCCGTGCTTCTGTGATGCTATGCTTTAGCTGTTGGATCAGTTTGTCAAACTCTAAGTTGTCGCGCAGGTTGTCAGCGAATGCGTTAAAGTTGGGTGCTGGGTTCGGGTTAACCGATGACTGCACGCAGATGTATCTGTTTTTTCTCATTGCTCTATGTGTTTCTGTATCATGTTTTCAATCATTCCGTAGTCAAGCGGGAAAAGTGTATCGTCAATTCCGTAAAGCTGGATCATGTTTTGCGTTACCCCGTCATGCCGGCACAAAAAAACGCTCATGATTGTGATGATTGGATTGCTTGGCGGTTCGTCATAACTCCCGTCAACACCGGGGTCGTATTCAAAAGCAACATCCAGTTCCGTGTTGTTGCCTAGTTCAATTACAAATGTTTCC